TAGTTACAACTCAAATACTAATAACTTAGTTATAAGAGATACTGGCTCAGGCGGAATGACTATCTCAACTGGAACTACCAACACTGGTTATCTTGCCTTTAATGATGGTGAAGATACTGTCATTGAGGGGTTAGTTGCATATAATCATTCAAGTGATACTATGTCATTTAGAACAAATAGTGTTGATGATAGATTAGTTATCAACTCATCTGGCAACGTGGGTATTGGTGCTACTACTGATATTGACAGTAGACTACATATTAAGACATCAAATGCACCTTCAACTTTAAAACTAGAACGTAGAGAAGTAGATGGCATCATGGTGGATGGTGATTATATTGGTTCCGTGTTATTTGAAGCAAATGATGACACCACAGGCGCGTCAGGAATAAGAGCACAGATTGACGCTATTGTTCAAAACTCTTCTGGAGGTACTTATTTAAAATTCTCAACAGCTAACTCCGGTGGCGCTGTTCAAGAAAAAATGAGAATAATAGCTGATGGCAAAGTGGGTATTGGAACTACCTCGCCTAGTCAGAAGCTAGATGTAGCAGGTACAGTTAAAGCTACAGCATTTGTTGGTGATGGTAGTGCTTTGACTAACCTGCCTTCTAGCGGTGGGCAAGCAGTAGAAACTAGCAGTAACGTAACATTTGGTACAGTAACAGTTAGTTCTGCATCAAATTCTGTTCCATTAAAGCTTGAGAATACAACTAATGCAGGTGCTGTTGGTATTGAGTTTAATGATATTACTGCTGATACCCAATTAGGATACCTTAAAGGACATCATGCTGATAGCCAATCGGGTTCACCGAGTGCTGGTTATTCTTTTCATTTCTCGTCAACTGAGCCAACAACTAATTTAGTGCTTGATGGTGGTGGCGTGTTTATAGGCACAGCGACATCAGCACAATATGCTGACTTAGCAGAGAACTATGTTGCTGAAACTAATCATCCTGTAGGCACGGTATTAATATTTGGCGGAAGACAAGAAGTCACAGAATCAACTAGTAAAGCAGATAGACGACTTGCTGGTGTTGTGTCTATGAAACCTGCTTACTTAATGAATAGCGAGTTAGATGCAAAGCATGTAGTAGCAATAGCACTACAAGGGCGTGTTCCGTGTAGAGTAGTAGGTGTTGCACATAAAGGTGACTTAATAGTATCGAGTGATACTCCGGGTGTAGCAATGGCATGGAACGAAGAGAAAGATCCGCCGGCGGGCTCAATTATTGGTAAATCGTTAGTATCGAAGAATACAGAAGGAGAAGAAATGATTGAAGTAGCAGTGGGTATTAGATAGTGCAAGTATGATATCAAAACATTACAGAAGTGACTATGATGGTGAATTTGTGATCACTAATACTATCTTTATCAATGGTAAAAAAGAACAAGAACGCGAATGGGTAGATAATCCTATTACTAATAAGCACGATAGTGACAGAGCAACATGTATTGCAGATGGTACTAGTATAGAAGGATTTTTACTAAATCGTTTAGAGAACCATGTAGGTGGTTTATTAGGTAGTCTTAGTATGCAGGTGTATGGAGTACAAGATGTTTATAAGAAACTTAAATGCGATTTTTTAGTCGCTCTTGGTCAAGATACACTAGACGAAATTAAAGAATCAGAGTACGACGAAAGTAACATTGTTTACACGTCAACAAAAGGGTGTTTAGAAAACCAAGGAGCGTTTTATTTAATTCCCCAGAGTACAAGATCAACACCACATGCAACAGCTATTTGGCTCGCCTGTTTTGACGAACATAAAGAAGTATTTTTATTTGGGTATGATCAATTTAGCTATGACGCAGTTCAGCAGATTAAAATGGTAGTTTCGGTTGAAGAAGTAATAAAAACTTATCCGAGCGTTAGATTTCATCATGTACGTAAGCACGGAGACATGCCAGAAAGTTGGAAGTATTTGCCTAACATTGATTCTATGACAATTGCAGAGTACGTATCGTACGCTGACATTTAAGTGTAAAGCTCTTCTATTGTTTCAATTCTTTGATAAATTTCATCAATTTTTAGCGTAGCCCATAATCCCGGATGTAAAGGTTTAGGAATTATTCCCTTGTTGATCCAAGCATACCCAACATGTTCTTTGTTCAGTTTTGGGGTGAATTCTTCGTTCAGTAAGCAGAAGAACGTGTGGTAAAAGAATCTATCATCAGTACCAGTGAACTTTTCAATTGGAACTAGTTTAGTATACGCAGGCATCTTTCCCATTTCTTCAGCACATTCTCTAGCAATAGCGTCGAATAAGCTTTCACCTAGTTCTACTTTTCCTCCAGGCAAACCCCAGGTGTCGGGATATTTTTTGTCGTTTCTTAGTAAGTAAAGGTAGCGTTGTGTATCTTTAGCAAAATACCAAACACCAACAGCTGATATGGTATTCAAAGTACTAAAGACCAATCGCCACCGGCATAAAGACCTTCGTACGATCGCAACCATTCAGAGCCAGTCCATTTGTACTGAATTGTTGTTGTTATGTTAGTAATGTGTTCTACAGTTGTTGTAATACCAGCGTCAAATGCAATATTCCAACTAGTACCATCGTATTCGATAATGTCGTTTGTGTTTGCTATTAACTGTGTGCCGTCGGTTCCTTTCCATGCATTAACAACGTCACTAGCTGGTACGTTTAATTCACCTGTGCTTTCTGTTAGTAAGTAACGTTGTCCTGGACTAGCAATAGGGAATGTTGTTGTTCCTGATAATATTCCTGGACCACTACGTAACGGATTAACAATAGCATCAACAGCATTTAACGTATTTTCTGGTAATGTATCAGAGTCGATTGTAAACAGCATAATATTATCGTCAGTTGGATGGAATGCTATTGTTCCTATAATTTCAGAATCGTTAATCCCGTTACTTAATCTAACTTGACTTATACCGTTCTCAACTGTACCGTACTCTTCAGTAATTGCATGCCAGAGCAGTATACTTTTTTGAAAACTAATAGTGTCAAACGAGTTGTTATTTGGATCTTCTATAGCGTTTCCGTCTAGTAACTGTAACTGGTTGCCTATTAATAGTAGCTGGTAACCATGAGGTGTGACTTTCATTCTAGTGCCAAGTAGCAAGTCATCGTTACTAAGCGCATCAAATGCATCTAAGTTATCATCATGTATGCCAGCAATGATTCTATGAATGACACCCATCTTAGTAACTTTAGCAGGCAACGTAAGCCATATAGGAGTAGTAAACTGCATTGATGCTACATCGATAGGGTTATCTGTGCCTATAGGTATAGTTCTTGAACTCCAAGTAACACTATTTAATTCAACTATACTAAGGCTTGTCCAGTCTAAATAGTTATCTGTACTTTGTATCTCCATAGACGGGTTGAATAAAGGTGCTATTTGTTCGATTAATTGTAACTTTTGGTTAGTATTGGATGTCCATATATCTAACGTTAGATTTAAATTATAAGGAACAGGCATTCTTCTTTCTACAGTGAACGCATTACCTTGTACTGTATCGTAAGTTTCAGATGCAGAGTTATACTCTCTTTGTCTTACTTGAACTTTTCCGACAAATTGTGGTTCTTGTACTCTATCCCTAGCATACTCTAATCCGCTAATGTAAAAAGACATTAATGGTGCCGCTGGCATATTAGTTGCAGAATTATTCTGTAGTATGGTTTGTACTTGTCTCGATGAATCGCCGTAGCGTACCGGCACTCTTAATAGCGTAACATTGCCATCTTTATCGCGTCCGTACTCAACTTGAAAGTTACTAAACATTCTAGTGAATTGTAATAAGAACCGTCTTATTTGTTCGTCGTAATGGAATTGATTAGTTGCCATATGTTATAACCTACGTATTGCCCTTACAAAATTAACTGTTTCTTTCTCATCTTCATTTATTGGATGATCTGCTGGGTGTATACCAGACACAACTACTCCTTTTTCAACAGGCCCAAGTGTTCCACTAACACTACTGATCGTGTCAGATGTCCAATAGTGATAACTTTTAACTTGAGTAGTAGCTGAAGCAGTATCAGTATTTAAGAAATTATAGACATTACGAAAAATAAATTGTAATTCTAGTGACGTAGGTAGTACCCAGTCATTTTCGATTTTGTGTCTGTATTCAGTAGCAGACGCAAACGACTCGTCCCATCTAACTCTGCTCGTGCTGACATTTACTAATGATACTATTAGATTGTTAGTACCATCGTTACCAGCAAACATACCGCCGTCTTGTAAGTCTCCTATAGCCATTAGTTATCTGCACTTGGTTTTAATAGATCAGACAATCCTTGTAGTGTAGGAACGTTGCCTCGATCAGTTGTTTTCATTTTAGAACTGTCGTTAATAAATTTATTTCGTTGTGTTCTATTTTCTGAAGTTAGACTAAGATCAGTTCTAACACCATCTTCTACTTTAATCCAACGCTTGCCGTCGTATCTAAATAATCTGTTTGGAAAGTAATCTAATCGCAATACATAATCTCCTTTAATTGCATCAGGTGGAAATACTGTTCCTGGAGTAACAGGTAACCCGTTTGGTGGCACACCTTCTCCTGTTAAGTATCCTTTAAGCCAACCGTTTGCTTGCGGATGTTCTTTTGCTCTGTCAGCAGTTACTATACCTTCGTCAGCAGTAAGAACGATACTATCTGTCGAAACACCTGTTCCATCTAGTGGAGTTCCGGTTGTATCTTGTGCTTCAATATAAAATTTGCTAACATCATATCCGCTAAATGGTAGTTCAGCAACTGCTTGAGCAAGAACAGCATCATTAATTTCTAAATCTTTACTGTATGTTGTTAACAATTCGTTTAATGTGCCGCCTACGTATGCGTCAACTGTACAACTCGATGCATTGTCCGCTGTTGTTAAGCTATCGGTAGTAGCACAAATGTCAACTGATGTATCTTCAGGGTTAGCAAAGCCATCAAGCACTCCTTTGTACTCTTGACTTCCTACTAACGGTGTTGCTTTGATACGCCATAAGTGCGGGCGCCATGTTTGACTAAATCCTTCACTAGCATAAGAGGCATCTTGAACAACATATAATTTTGGTAGTACTGTTGATATAGTTTCGTCTAACGGATGGTAATCTTTTAAGTTGGGTACCTCTATTACATCGCCTGACATAATCTTGCGTGTAAAGGTGTCGATCATAGTGTTATAGTGAAACGTAATGAACAGAGTATCCTGTTGTAAAAATAGTCCAAATTGGCTTAAGTCGAAATCAATATCTTGAACGTTGTACACACCGCGTATCTGATAAACATCTGGATCGTAATTCCTATCACGATTCTCTAATAAGAACAAGTCCTCAACTGATGTTACGTCCGGATCGATTCCTCCAGGTTGTGTAGCATCAAAGTTTTCATCAGTGCTAGAGATAGTAGCATCACCTGTAGAAACAGGCCCTAAGTACTTATGTACAAGTATGTCTAGCCCGCCAACAGTGTACATTTCAGATATAGTTTTATCTAAAAATTTGTAGTCGTTTGTTGCCCTGTTCCCTTTCCAAAGACTTAATCTTGGCATGTAACCTCAGTAGTTATTTTTCTTCTATCTGTATTTATGCGGTTTTTCCTTACATAATTTACGTATGAATTGTATAATCGCATAAAATATAACAAATTGAATAACTAACTGTTAAACGGAGTAGCAAAAGCTTAAATGGTACGAGGAAAAACATTAGATCAGAAAGGATTAGGACGGGAACCTACTTGGACTTCTGACACACAACCGTCTGAAGAAACCCGCAGGTCTACGAGGATAAAAGCATTCAATTGGTTTAACTATTTTCATAATGCTAAAGATGCTAAAGGCATGATATATCTGTTCTTAACGAAAGATGGTCGCAAAGACGATGCTAAATTAATTAAAAAAGTTTCCGATAATAGCATTAATAAGTCGTTTGCTTGGTTAATGCAACTGTCGTTAAACGGACTTGAATTACACAAGACAGAAAAAGAAGAAATAGAGATAGAAATTAGTAGACTTAAACATCTTGGTAAAGAATCTATAAAAGAGAAAGCAAAGAAAGAAGAAACTAAACCCAATAAACCAAATGTACAAGAAATAATGAAAGCAAGAGCAATGTTGGTAGGAGGTGATCTAGAAGCATTACTAGATGATTACATTGAGCTAGGTGTGCCGTCAAAACATAAGATAAAACCTATAGGTACATTAATGACAAGTACAATGTTACCACAACATGTTCCGTTGTTAATTCAGCCGTGGGAAGACAGGATTGCAGAGTTTAAAGAGTTACAGTTAGGCGAAGATAAACAACTAGTAGAAGCGTATAGTAACTTTGGAAAGATACAAGTACGTCACATTATTGGATTTTGTGAACTTGTGATACATGATTTACATAGTTATGTAACCTATAAAAAATCAACTAGAGCAAAACCGAAAAAGAAAACAGTGCCTGTTGCTAAAGTAGTAGCAAAATTAAAATATCTTAAAGAATTCAACGACTTAGCCCTTAAAAGTTTGCCTCCTGTTAAGATACCAGAATCAAAAGAGATGTTTGTGTATGACACTAAGAAACGTAAGTTACACTATTACAAAGCAGACGAGCTATCAGGCGGACTTAGTGTTAAGAATAGTACAATCGTTGGATTTAGCGTAAGTGAGACGTGTGCAAAGACGCTAAGAAAGCCAATAGAACAACTAAAAGAGTTTAATAACGCTAGCAAACCTAACTCTAGGAAATTTTTTAGTGATATTAAAGCAGTTGAAACCAAACTATCAGGGAGATTTAACGAACATATAGTAATTCTTAAAATATTCAATTAGTTCTAAAGCTACGATGTTATAATACTTAGGTCCAGAAGTGTGCAACACATTCAGAGGCATTTTTAAACTGCATAGGAGACTATATGTCTGAACTAAAAGAGAAAGAAGAGAAACTAGTAATTGTTTCTACTCAAAACAACGGTAAGACACGCAACAACAACATCGAGAGAATGATGAGAGATGTTCCGGATGTTGCTGATAAGATTGTACCTGTTCTTAGGGTGCAAGCAGAAAAAGGCAACAGAAATAACGATGATACTACAATCGAATACGGTGTCTTACACAATGCGTTTGGTTGGGGTGCTGGGCAAACAAATGATCGACTTCATGTGTTGTCTGTTTTTTGTACAGTTAACAATCTCCCGCAATTAAATCATCTTGTTGTAAGTAAGAAAACCGGAGTAGCAGGCGATCATTCAGGTAACGCAGGTTCAGTTAACGAACGCTTAAATGAACAGAAACTAATTGCTAATATCAATTGGGCTACTATTGATATGTCGAGAGAAGCATTACGTCTTGCTTTAATCAAACAAGCAGAGTTTGTTTAATGTCTTGTAGTTAGTTAAAAAAGCACCTTTCGGGGTGCTTTTTTTATGATCAATGTTAACCATTTTAAAGAAAATGGTTGACTTCTAACCTAGATGCAGTATAATACACTTAAGAAAACAACAAAAATGATATAATATGACAAACTTTACAGCACTTAACGAATTTATTGACAATTGGAAGGAGTTATCTTTTAACTACTATGAAGAATTAAGAGCAGAACAACA